ACCTCGATAGATGCAGGAACAATCTTAGTTACTGGCAGAGCAAGGCGGAGGAGGCTCGCGAGAGCCGTCGAAACGAGTGGCCGGGCAAGGGACGCAATGGCCAGAAGGAAGGCCCTGACGCCTTCCCGTGGCCGGGAGCCTCCGACCTCGAAGCGAATCTCATCAATCCTTTGATCGACGGGGACGTGGCCTTATTGACCGGCAGTCTCAACAAGGGAAATCTTTTAGCCTCTCCGATTGAGTCGGGAGACATTACTACGGCGAAGGTCGTTACGGACTTCATGCGCTGGCGCTTGGACTCGATGTCGGAGTTGCCACGGGAAGCCGGAGTCGCGGCGAATCTATTGCTGGAGCAGGGCATTGCCTTCTTGGGCGTTTATTGGAAGCGGGAAATAAAGCGAATTTACAAGCCTCTGTCCATAGCGGAGATCGAGCAGCAAGCCCCTGAAGTGGCGGCGGCCATCCTCGATCCGGACATGAAGGAGACGGTCGTCGAGATGTTGCAGGGCGTTTTCCCTAGCCTTCGCAAAGGCAGAATCACTCGCATGATAAACGAGCTTCGCAAGGACGGCGTTACGGAAATCCCATCGGAGAAAGTAACGGCGAACCGCCCCTCGGTAAAGGCGTATGAGCTGGGCCGCGACTTGATCGTAGACTCGAACGTGCTGGACTTGCAAAACGCCCGAGCGATTTACTGCGTCCACTACCTGACGCCCGAACAGGCGAAGGAGATGGTCCTGACGGCAAACTGGGATTCGGACTTCGTGGACGACTGCATAGAGAATACTCAGGGGAGTTTCCCCGCCCAGTCTACGGAAGTTTTCAACACTTACGTTACCGGCGGCTACGGCTCGCTTGATCAGTACGAAGGATTGATTCGCCTAATAACTTGCTATCGCAAGGAGATAGACGAGGACGGCGTCCCGATCTGCACCACTACCATTTTCAGCGAGACTGTCGAGGGGTATGCAAAGTATACTACTGACATGTACGGGGACGGCTATCCTTTCGTCGCAATTACTCGCGAACATTTGAGCCGCAGGCTATTCGACAGTCGGGGCTATCCCGAGTTACTTCGCTCTTATCAGCTCGCGTGTAAGACGGAGATCGATTCCCGGCGCGACCGGGCCTCTATGTCCACCGTTCCTCCAATGGAGGTGCTTATCGGAAGAAAACCGGAACAGGTCGGACCCGGTTCGGTAATACCGGTCCGCCGGCGTGGCGAAGTCGGTTTTATGGAAATTCCGAAGTACTCGCCGGCCTCAATCGAGGTGGAGGAGCATCTGCGAAAGCTGGCGGACAAAGTCACTGGGCGGGCCACTAGCGAGGCGGATGCCGTCGAGGCGAACGTGATGCGTCAAGCATTAGTAAACAACTGGCTCCACGGGTGGACTCAGGTTCTTCGCCAGTTCTGGGCGATGGAGAGGCAGTATGGAAATCCCGAGCAGTGGTTCAGAGTCACTGGCTCGGAGCAGGGCGTTCAGCTGTTGATGGACGAGGCTGCCGACGACTACGATTTTCGCCTGTCATGGAATGCTAACAACGCCGATGAAGCGGCGGTCGTCAAAAAGCTTGAGACTGTCGGGCAAGTGCTTTCGCAGTTCGATAGGACCGGTCAGGCCCGCTACGACGTTTTTCTCCAGACTTTCTTGGAGGCAATTGATCCGGGGCTTGCCTCGAAATTGATCGCTCCGGCGGAGGAGGCGACGAACAAGGAGATCATGGAGACTTCGCAGGACATCGCCAAGATATTCAGCGGTCAGGTCGTCAACGCTCCCGAGAACGCCAACGTTCAGCTAAGAATGCAGATGCTTCAGCAGTACATTCAGGGGACGGAAGAAATCCCGGCATCGGACGTTCAGGAGCGTATGCAGACAGACGAGCAGTTCGCGGCTAGGCTTAAAAATTATGCTTCTCAATTAGAGTTCCAGCAGACTCAACAAAGGAACGCTCTAACGGGAGCCTTGGGAGCGCCACCCGGTAACGTACCGGCCACGGGCTGATGGGCCACGTCCAGAAGGAATGGTACTGGCTAATCTGCCTCAGTCTTTTTTTTTTAGAACGTGAAGCCATTACTGACGTTCTTTTCCTAATCCTCGCACAAATCGCTAAAATATTTTTCACATGACGTTAGTAGAAGCACTAAAACAGATGCGCGCGCGCGAGGACTGGGGAGTTATCGTGGACCACGTTCGCATCGAATTGGAAACGGCGATGCTGGATTTTCAGTCGCCCGACCAGATCGACAATCCTCAGAAATTGGCTCGCTTGGCCGGAGAGATCGCGGCCCTAGATCGGCTGATTCGAGTTTTCAGCCATGACGAGGAAGACTAGTTTAACGCCGCATGAGCAGTTCGCTCGCGAAGTGCGATCCTTGCTCAACCGCTATTTGGAGGAGTCGGACTTAGAGGACTATACCCTGTACGAAATAATGGAACATGCTCTCGGCCAGTGGATGAGCGAAGACGTGGTCGATTTCGTCTCGGACATGGACCTCGACGACGACGAGGATGACGGCTAACTACCGCGACTCCTCGAAGGCGCAGGGCAGCTACTACGAAAGCCTTTTTACTACGGAATGCCTCAAGCGTGGCATTTCCGTTTCCCAGCCCGAGGGTGATTATTTGCCCTACGACGTCATTACCGACAGTCGGCTCGGCTTGAAGAAAATCCAGATCAAGGGAACTACCTACCACGAAGGGAGCGGATACAAAGTGGTCATTGGTCGGTACGCAGCCGACGCTTTCGATTTTATCGCCGCCTACGTCGATGCTCCGGACTTTCGCACTTGGTACGTTTTCCCGCAGTCCCTCGCCGGCAAGGCGAAGGCGATAAAGTTATTTCCGCATAATCCGACTAGCAAGGGCAAGTACGAGCCGTACAAGGCCGCCTTCCACCTCCTCTAAGTCTGTTGAGAAATTAGCCGGCCAAAGTGCTAAGATTAAATCTGGCGGGCATAGCCCCGCAGGTAAGACGGCGAACTTCAAAAAAACGCAGATATGGATACGGAAACAATTACTACCGAGGCTCCGGGTAAAGAAACGGGAGCAGACGACAATCACGCAGGCAATCCGACGACAGTCGAGGATTTGGCAAACTCTTTCATAGAGCGAGTCGAAGAGTCGCCCGAACCGGACACGCCCGAATCCGAGGCCGTTGAACCGGCAGAAGCGGAGGAGGGGGAAGCAGACGTTCTTTTACAGTCTAACAAGTCCGAGGAAGAGGAAGAGGAAACGGAGAGCGAAGCGGAAGTCGAAGAGACTGAAGCCGAGCCGCCCAAGGGGGTAGGGAAGCTACTGAAGCAGGTAAGCCGGCTGACAAGCCGCGCGAAATCAGCGGAGGAGAAAGTCGAGGCTATGGGAGCCGAGATAGCCAACCTGAAAGCCCAGCCGAACGAGCAGAAGGCAGAACCGCAAGGTTCGCCTGTTTTGGAGGAAGTCGCGAACTTCGACGATCTGGAAAAGGTCCGGAAGGAAGCGATAGCCGCCAAGAAATGGGCCGTTCAGCACTTGGGGAAGGAGTTCGTGGAGGAGGGGGAAAAGGAATATACCGGGGACGAAATCCGCGAGATATTCGCCGCCGCCGACGAGTACCTTACCGAAAAGATTCCGGAGCGGGCGGGATTTCTCAAGGCCAAGGCTGAGAGTGATGCGAGATCAAGGGAAGTATTCGACTTCTGGGACGACCCGGAGGACGAGGCGAACCAGCTTTACCAGCAGGTTTTAGCCGACCCGAGATACGCCGCCCTCAACGCTTTGCCGAATAGGGATTTCGTAATGGGCCTAATAGTCGAGGGATTTCGATCCGTCAACGAGAAGGCCGAGTCGAAGGGGAAGAAGCCGGCCAAAAAGAAGCCGGCAAAGACTCCGCCGGCAACGCTCGAAGAATCAGTAGCTCCACCTCCGAAAGCCAAGGACGAAAGACAGAACAAGAGAGTCAAAGACGCGATTGCAGCCGGAAATATATCAGCCGATCAGTTCGCAGACTTACTTACTTAATCATTTAAAATTCAATAGGAAAACAACACAATGGCCGTAGCAACAAGTTTCAACGTAACAGCAACACAAGGCGCGCGTGAGTCGCTCGCCAACACGCTCCGATTCGTCGAGCCGACCACCACGCCCCTATATTCTACACTTAAACAGTCCGCCGCGCCGAAGGCAGTCCTGACCGAATGGTTAGCCGATGTCCTCAGTCCGCCGGAGCTAGGCGGAACGCTCGACGGAACTGATCTCGACTTCAGCACCGACTTCACTGACCAAATAAATTCTCGAGTTCGCCTAGGCAACCGGGTGCAAACAGCGAGGAACGCCTATGCCGTTTCACGTCAGGCTCAAATGATTTCCGTAGCTCCGGGCGAAAGTCTCACGGCAGCCTCCAAGGCGAAGAGTCTTCTGGAGCTTAAACGCTCACTCGAAGCCATCATCGGCTCGGGCGCGTCTCAACGCACAGGCTCAGGATCAGTAAAAGCCCTGTCCCAAGGACTTGGCGTTTGGTCCGATCCGGCCGCAGTAGCAGCCGACGTTCCGGCCAGTGTTCGCTCGGTCAGCGGCAGTCGGTTTAACCTGACTGAATCTTCCGGGGGGGATACGATGGCCGAATCCGACCTTCGCGCACTGCTCCAAGCGGTTTACGAGGCAAGCGGGACTAAGACCGATTACCGACTTTTTGCCGGCCCAAATTGTGTCAACGAAATCTCGGATTTTTCGAGAGCTGACGCCGGTTCTTCGACTTTCAATCAAGAAGTCGGCGGAGGTCGTTTGACCCTCAGTATCACAGAATATAACTCATCGTACGGCAGTTTAAAGGTCATACCGGACCTCTTCTTAGGTAGAGAAGAGTCAAAAGCAATAACTGCTTCGACCTCCGCTTCGCCTAGGCGAAGCGGAGGTCGAAGCAGTTATTGCTTTTGACTCTTCTCTACCTAAG